TAACGCATTTCGATCCGGTCCAACTGTTCCAGTTGTTATTGATCCAGCATTGTCAGCGCCTTGTTTCATTACAAGATCACCTGCTATATATAAATTTTGCGCAATACTGGCGCCGCCTTTAATAATAGCAGATCCTGTTCCTGAGTCAATAGCATTAACTGTGCTTTCAACCTTTAAAATTCCAGTAGTTGCATCTCCTGCTTTTGGACTTATTTGCACATTTCCTACAACGTCCAATTCTTCATCTGGTGCTGTATTATTAATACCTACTCTCTGAGTACTATCAATGCGCATTACAGTATTTGTATCTGCACCTTGTACTAAGTTAAAATCAATGCTAGAACCGCTTGATCTATTTTCAATAACTGCTGACGATCCGTTGTTAGCTACGTAGATATTAAAATTACTACTAGTACCTAGTTGTACGCCGTCGTCTGATTTAACTTTTAATTGGAAGTTGCTAGTTGATGCACTGTCGCCTCTTAAAAAATTACTTGCAAGAACTGTAGTTCCGGAAACTACTAATGATTCTGCTTTTTCTGCTGTACCCCAATACTTTAATACTTCTAAGTCAACTAATGGAGTTGTAGTTAGATTGTATCCAGCTTTAATACCTGCTGTAAATCCAGTAATTGCTGTTTTAGGAATAAATGCCTGCTTACTAATAATAGCTGCTGGTTCATTTTCAATTTTTATAACTAGTACATTATATGTTACGTCATCAGACCCAACTATTGCTTCTGATTGTGCTCCAGTAAGAAGTCCATCAGAGAAGCTTGGTCCAACTAGTACCCAGGCGCTGCCTGTAAATAAGTAAAGCTGCTGACTCTCAGTATTAACCCACAAGTCACCTGCAACAGAATTTGCAACAGCTGGTTGATTAGTTGCTTTTTTTAGACCGCCGGCTGCGCCCCATGTTGTTCCATCATAAACTTTAAGCTGATCAACACCATCGGTATTATCGTACCATAGTTGGCCTTCAACTGGACGTGACGGAGCTGATATGTTTGCAAAATTTTCGAGCAAGTGTAGGAAATTTTCTGCTACTACAGTACCGTAAGAAGTTGAATTCTTGCCTGGGAAACTTAGACTAGTGTCGGTATTGATTGTTAAATCTTCGACAACAATATTACCTTTATTAATATTGTCAGTGTAACGAACTTGATATGCCATTTATATAACTCCTTACCCTGCTAAACTTTGTATGCGTACAGTGTAATCTATTTGAATAAGTCTGTTTAAAGACTTCTGTACTGGATGAAAAATTACATGAGTAATTAATCTGCCTGTTCCTGCTGTATTATAACTACGCAATCCTAATTCATCAAACACAAAAGCATTATTATAATCTGTTGCTGTGTCAAACGCATCTTGACCGTTTGGTTCACCGTAGTCTAACAAACAACTAACAATAACATCAGTGTAATTAGTGCCGCTTACATGACGTGTCTCTATGTAGTTACGAGAAGGGTCATTGTTATTAACACTGCGATCATCTACAACCTTAGTAAATGTTTGATTGTATAATGTAGCATTTGTTCCTGTGCTGTTAGGTGTTAGGTATGTAATAATCCCAGAAGGGTCAACACTTGTGCCGCCGTTTCCAAAGCTCATTTCATACACAAATCCTTGACCTGCATTTGATAAACTCTCAGCTAGTGCAATACTCATATTTTCATAATGAATAGCATTTCGCTTGTCTACATATATTTCTTTAGTTTTAGGATCACTTATCTTAATGTGTCCTGTAACTACTACTCCGTTTGTATCTTGCATAATATTTTCGCTCACTTTGTTTCCTACACTGTATTTATTCTGGTAGCGCCGATGTTCCTGCTCTTAAGAAATATCCGATATCAGTTTGTGTTTCGCCTAACGAAACGCCTAAGTCCGTCCATGGTCTTCCTATTTTACGCATAATTGATATCTTTTGATTAGCTACAGGAGTATCTAAAAGTACTACTGAACTAGTAAGAATATTATTACTTCCATCATATGTATTTAATAACGTAAATTCTGCTGCTAAAGTAGAGTCACCTTCAGGACTATCAAGTGCTAATACTGGATTAAATGATTCTAAAGTTGTTTTGCGCAGTCTTTTTCCTGCTACAAATATTTCAAAGTCATTAACACTACTTGCTTTAAAGTTAAGAAGAATAGTTGCTGACGGACTATCAGGAACTGTTACTTCTTGCACTTGTGTTACATCTTTATAAGGAATAGTTTTAGAAGGACCTTGGTCATGTACGCCTGTTCCTGTAACATTAATATCTTTTACACCTGTGCCAAGTGTACCTCTACGAAGTTGACGTAGTAAGTTGCCTTCTTTTACAAAATACTCAATGCGCTCACCTGCAATAAACACTACACCTGGAACATTTGCATACTTATTTGGTTCTGGTAATTTACTAGCATCAACAACTTCAATTCTTAAGTCAAAATAGCGTAAATCTTTAGCTAATTTTGTTTCTTCAATATCAAGGCGTTTAAAGTGTGTTCTATTAAGAATGTCTTTAAACTGTCTGTATGCAAATTTAGGTACATTTATATCTGCTGCAAAATGTATAACTTCTATTATATCGTTAGCAGCAGGCCTTTTATTTAACACTACTTTTGTTTTACTATCAGTTAGATAATAGTCAATACTTGGCGATAGTAGTTCGCTGTTAACTGTTACCCAAACATACTCAGTACTGTGTGCAGGCTTACGTAAAGTAATTTCACCTACAGTTAGTCGGTTATAAGTTACATACTGTATATCTTCAGTAAGTAATGTATCTCTTGACACTACATCGTAATTTATTCTTTCTATGCCAAGAATATTATGGTTACTAAAATTAAATATTTCTACTACAGAATCTGCTGTAGGAGTAGTATCTAAAGTTAACGTTGTTCCATCAAGTTGGTAATCACCGTCAGTAATAACATATACTTCAAGTATGTCACCAACTTCGCCAACACCGTCGGAAAGATTAATACTACTTGTAAAAATATCAAATCTCCACTGCGTAGGAGTAGTAATTTCTGTACCATTTAAGAACACTTTTACATCACTAGCTTGTAATGCGTTGCCTGGTTGCTGGAATGATTCGAGCTTATACTGTCTATTAGAATCTGTTATATTAAATTGTATGTTATACCCTGCATTTAATATTTTATTATCAACTTTTACTAAAATATTATATGCTGTTGGTAAACTATAGAACGGTGCTTCGCTAAGAACAAATGTATTTGTTACTCCTGAAGCAGTAAACGAATCTTTAGTAATTTGACTATAATTTACTTGTACATTATTAGTAAATGCTGTATAATGTATTACAATATCCTCAGCAGGTGTAACATCAAACCTAATAGCTGCTCTATTATTAACGTTTAAAATAGTTACATCTGTTTTACTTCCGTCAAGTGTTACATGTATTGACATATTGTTAACATATTCAACAGTTGTTTCGTATGTTGCTGATGACCCATCAGCAACTAATGTTCCAAAGTCTAATATGTTTTGACCAGTTCTTTCAACTGTAGTAATATTAAGCTCGGTATTGTCACTTGGGTTACTAATAGTGACAGTATTTGCTCCCCAATCAATTGTGTATTCCGAGTCTGCTAAAATTACATTTGACACTTTAACAATAACTGATGGATTACTTCCAGGCACTGCGCCTAAATTATATGTTAGCTGTGATGGACCTGTGCTGTCTGTTACATAACTTTGGCTATGTATTGCACCAGTGCCGCCACTGTCTCTTGTAAATACTTTAATATCTAATGTATCTAGCACTTGTCCCGGTACAAGTTCTTCAGGTCCGGCACTAGTTGTCGGTGTATTAAAGCCATCGCCGTCAACAGTAATTTCTTCTGCATTAACGCCGCGGGCTGTACTATAAGATAAGTCGCCGCCGCTCAATGCAGTATCATAGCTTTCTGGATCTGGAATAAAGCTACCATCGCTAGTGTTTTTTCTAACAACAAATACATCGTTGTCTGCTAACTCTATACCTAGATCTTGTACAAATATTACCTCAGTAACACCGTCACCTATGATACTAGATGTAATAGCGTTTATATTAGTAGCAGACGATCCCGGAACTTCATCTGTTCCTGCTACAAAATCAGGAGCATCAATTCTTACACCATTCTTATAAAGATTATAAGTCGTGCCGGCTTCAAGTGCTGCACTTAGTTCTACTGCTACAGTTGACCCGTCTAATACAAATATTTCATCTTCGTAACTATTATCAAATGTATCCCAGCTATCAGTAAACCATCCTTGGCTTTCCCATCCTGCAGGACCTGATAAATCAAAGCTAGTAACTTCTACTCCACCGTAATCTACGCCTGTCATTAGCTGTGCTAAATCTTTGCCTGTCATCGTTGTTGTTGGAGAGTAGCCATGATTAATTCTGTCTGATGCATCTAGCATTGACAACGGCTTTTCATAATTAACTATTATAGTATCGTTTAGTTTAGGCGCAATAGCAAATGTAATTTGACCTTGTTCTCTTGTGTAGCCAGCAGTAATATTAGTAATATTTGCATAAGTATATGCACTTTTTAATTGTTCGACGTCATTGATAGTAATGCTAACTTTAGTATTATTTGAATTCATTGGCCATTCTAAAGTAAACTTAGAATTTACACTAGTTCCAGTGAAGGTTTCAATTTCAGCTAGTGTAGTAACTGTATAAGTTTTAGACAGTCTGTCAAACTTAACGCCAATAGTTGGTGTTCTTACTACGCCGTTGCCAATAATTGCACTTGCCCTTGCTGGTGTTCCGGCTTGTCCAATTGAGCCTTCAATAGTAACAGTCGGCGCACTATAATAACCTGTTCCGGGATTAGTTACTTTAATTTTAGTAATTTTTCCGTAGCCTAAATACGCCTCAGCTGTTGCACCAGTTCCGCCTCCACCTGTAATTGTTATTATTGGTGTATATGTATATCCGTTTCCAGCATTAGTAACTGCAATACTTTTAACTGTGTAGCTACTATTTTCTAACCATGACTTACGTGGGTACAAAGATGTATTGTCGCTAGTGTTATAAATTGTATCTTCTGAAATAATTGCACTCGAAGGACGAATTTGCTGATAGTACGTGTCAAATCCAGCTGGCAAATCAAAGTCGCTTACTGAACTATTTGTATTATCTAATGCATCATATGCACTTACATATTCTCTGACTACAGTTTTATAAGGTTTAACTTCTTCAATGTAAGAATTATAACTGCTTAATGTGTCTGTATTAAATGTTACATCCTGTTGTAACAATCCAAGATTATGACGGGCTTTAACAAAACTAGTTTTAAATAACCAATCTACATAACTTTGCTCTGACAAAATATAACGCAATGAGGCAAAGAATAACTGATTATATTCTACTTTTAGTGTATTAATAAAGATATTATCTTTAATTGCATTAAGTATAATTCTTAATTCTTTTTCTGTATTAGTGCTTGTGTATAACGTGTCTAATAACTGTATTGTACCGTTTTGTCTTCCAATAGTTTTGTAGTTAATAGTATAATCTTCAGTAATTTCGTTTGCTTCTTTTTCAAGAAGTAACCAGCCGCCTGTTCCTACATTTTTAATTTTTACAATATCATTTAATGTATCATTAAGAGATGTTAAATCACTAGACTGTTCAATAGTATATGTCGGAATAGTAAATTCATTAACAGTAGTATCATACCAATCTGTATATTTCCAGCATGTGCTTATATCATATTGCTGCGTTGCTGTTCTAGACCAAGCCTTTGTAACATCATTATATTCATATATTGCCCAATTGCCGTTTACAGAAGAATCTGCATTAACAAGTGTTGAATATTTTCTAACAGTAATAATAGTATTATCATCATAATCTGTGCCTCTGCTTGTTACAGTAGCACTAATAACTTGTCCTAGGTTGTTAATAACTGTGTTAATTTCAGCGCCTGTGCCTGCACCTGTAATAACAACAGACGGTGCAACTTTATACCCTCTACCTGCTGACGATATCATTACGTTTGTTAATTTTCCATTTACTACAATAGGTGTTATTATAGCAGGAGTAACTTTATTTGTACTAACGGTTGCTAATTCATCAACAGTATCAACTGTAACATCAAAACGTCTTGTTACTGCTGATGGAGATTTGTCTTTTTCCAACAATTTTGATATATCATATTCATCTACAATAATGTTGCTAGATAAAACAATATTAATGCGCTCAATTACTTGCTTTAATGCCTCTACACGGTTTACAAACATGCTCTGACGAGGATTAGTTTGTACTCCGTATTTCTGTTTGACAGTCAAATTAGTATTCGGCACCGGTCTTAGTTTACTATCAGAACCAATTAAACTATCAAACCATTTACGTTCTATTTCCGGATGTATATTACTTGTATCCAATCCGTCTGACATAAGATAGTATGCACTGTGTACATTTTGCTCTTTAATTGTGTCGCTAGTAGAATAACGAATGTTTAATACAACATCATCGTTGTAAATTAGGCTGTCACAATTATTAAGTATTAGTCTATTGTTAGCAGCAAAACTAATATAACGATAGCCCTGCTCTCTTGGTTGAGCAATTAATCTTGCAATATCAAATACACTTAAAGATCTGTTTTCTACAGCAGGAATAGTTAACTTTCTTTCTACCCAGAAATAGTACTTTGTTTTAAATGTCTGTGATATATTATCGTATGCAAACTTTGTGCTGTACTGCGAATCACCATAAACACTAGTGCCACTAATGCCTGTAACTAATCCTGTATCAGTGTCGGCTATTCCATCCCAGTTGCTTGGCAAGAAGTCACTTTCTACCCACTCGTATACATCAATTGTCGAACCCGGTTGCAATTCGTTCCAGTGTGCCTTCTGATACTGAATGTCTCCTTGGTACGGATATACAAATCTAGCAGTACGTAAGTTCCACCATGTTTGTCCAACATGTTCTTCTGCCCAAAATACATCAGTGTCTAAGCCGGAATATAAACTTACATTATATGTTGCTGGATCATATCCTACTTTATACGTAAGTTCTTGTTCTGCAGGACCTGCAATCTTTCCTTGTATTGGATCAATATAATCCAAGTAAGTAATAATTTGATTTTGCCTCTTATTATAAAGAAATGCTCCTCTCAATTTAGATACATCAACTGGCTTAATTAAATTTCTTGTCCTAGTCCATGCTAATGTGTTTTCAGGCTTAATATATTTTAATAAAGTTCCTTCGTGACCGCCAATATTTTTATTAGGCATACCAATATAAAGAACGTTATTATTAGCATATAAGTTTTCGCCAAAGTACGAGTTAGCTAAATCATAACGAATTGATTCCGAAAATACTAAACTATTTTCAATATGCTCGTATATGTACACTACTCCAGTATCTAATAATATATTACTAAACTGAGTGAACTCCATGTCAAAAGTAGTATCAATATTAGCAGCTACATCAAACGTAGTTGGTAATTTCATATCTCCATTTATACTTGACACTATAAGGTTATCTGCGCTAAAGCTAACACTAAATCCAAACATTTCACTTTCTTCATTTTGCGGTGATTCTAATGTTTGGGCGTAACTAAACGATCCACTTTGTTGCTTATAAATGTAGACTTTACCTTGGTTAATCTTTTCGTCATCATTAAATGGTTCGGTAATTGCTATAGTAGTTCCTGACGGACTAACAGCAATACTGTTTGCAAATCCATCAATATTATCAACACCATCTATAATTTGACTTACAGAATATTTGTTATCAACTAGTCGATAAATTACAACTTGCTTTCTTCCAGAGTTGTCAACACTACTATCGTTTATACTTGCTTCACTAACTACTGCTAAAATTGATCCGTCTATACTTACATCAAAGTCTTTACTAAACTGATGTATATCATCTGCTGGATCATAAAGTGTTTCGTCATAAAATGCATTTCCTGTAAGATTTGGTAATAATCCTACATAATCTAAACCGTCTGTGATCAGTAACCAGTCATTTAACGATATTACTGCGCCTGCGGCAATATTAGTCTTTGCTCGATACAGTCTGCCGCTAATCGAAACTACAGAATTTTTAGCATACGGATATGTTGTATCCAGTACGCCGCGGTAGTTTTCATCTTTACTAGTTTTCCAACTAATTTTATTCCAAAGGATTGGATTAATTATACTAGAAGCAACCTGTGTGTTAACATTTTTTACTGCGCGGAAATAGTCCCCTTCGTGTAAAACTATTTGATTAAACAAGTATGTACTATTGATATTCCAAATACCGGCATAATCATCAGCTGTAGTATAACCGTGCTTGAATATTTCAATTGTTCCGGGGTTTTCTCTTGTTGTATCACCTTGGCTTGAAATTAACAATGTATAAAGATTATTGTGTTTAATAAGCTTAACTTTTTTACCAAACTTTCTATTTTCAGCAGTATATTCACTAACAATTATATCTACTAATGAATAAGAGTATGTATCGTCTGTTATTACTTTTTTATAAAGTGCAACTGCTCCTTCATTAGCTAGTTCACTACTAGTGCCAATTGTAGATGCCGGTATGTTATAAATCTGTGTATAATCTTTGTTTAATTTGTTTGGTGGATTTGCTTCTCTTGATGCTCCAGCAACGTTAAATTGTTCATCAAAGAAGAAATATTCTTCGTCTATAATTGATGCAACTTGTTCCCAAGTTTCAGTAGTAACTGTAAAATTTGCATCTGCTTCAAATACAAACAACTTACCAATCAAGCTGTTACCTTTAGATCCTAAAACAACATCATTATCAAAATCTTGTATAGTTCCTATTGTGCGATCAACATCGCTGGTGCCTCTTCCTGTTGGTGCAAGTGCAGAATTTGCCTTACGTCTTAGTTCATACTTTCCTATATTGTTTAATGGTTCCCAATTACCTGTAATGTTTTTAACATATACTCTAATTGAGTTAAAGTTTCTCTGATAGTATACAACTTCGGCAGTACTAGTTGTGATACTAGTTAGTGCAAAGCCGCCGAACTCGTTAAATGGTGTTTGTATATCTTCAATAATATCACCAATAAGTGGCTCAAATACATTACCATTAAAGTCGAATCGAGTAAAATCAAAATCAATATATCCGTCCCATTTATCAACAATAGTTTGACGTTTATTTAATATATCAATGGTAAACCCTGCGGTTTCGATGTCAATATCTCTATTATCTAAATCATACAAGCGGAAGTCAATTGAGCTCAACCCTGATGATTCTACATTAGTAGTAAATGCGTCTGAAACACGTACTACCCACTTATTAGTTTCATACTTTTGTTCAACTCCTCCATTATCGCCATAATAGCTTAGATTTGTAATAAAGCTTGCTTGATTGGAGTTTTTAATATACGTACCAATAAGTCCAACTGTTGACTGAATGTTATCGTACTCGTATGGGGTTCTTCCATCGTCGATTACATCTCTTAATACATCAACATAAACTAAGCCGCGGCCAATATCAAAACTATTTCCGTTATTATTGTGCAGTGGTGCTGTAATTAACCAGTAGCCGCCAAGTGCATCAGATAAGTTATAAGTATCCTCTTCAGTGTATAAACCAATAAACTCATTGCCAATATACATTTCGCCGGATAGTGCAAATATTCCTGTAATGTCTTTTACATATACTACTGCCGTGTCGCCATCTGCCTGTACATAATGAACTAAACCGCTACCAGTATCTGATGATACAAAGTCGCCAATACTAGGAAGTGCTACATAGGCAGGTATTAAGAATACACTATCAATCTTAGCATCAATTTCGTGCAGCCCGGTAATAAAATCAGCATCTAATTCCGGAATAGTATTATCGAATGGAAAATAATTATCTAATGTAGGAAACGTAAAGCTACGGTTATTCCAATTAAGCTTAATTCTGTCTCCGGCTTTAGTACCTAAGTACATATCTTTAGGAGCTCTAACTAGCATATGAGTAGCATCAACTGTTAATCCAGGATTTCCTGCAACTAATAATTTAACAGTAGTCGAATCTGCATCTGCTGCATTAGCAATATTTACATACGTATCAAATGTTGAGAAAGGCTGACTTCCGATCTTAGGAAGAATTTCTCTGTTTGCTTGCCACACACTTTCTCTATAGCGTATTATATCATATTTGGTATAACTAGCTGGTGACTCACTAGTGCCACTTGGTCCAAACTCATTAAATTCACCTTTAAATTTTGTTTTAACATTGCTTGCCTCTGGTATACCAACAGCAAGATATTCGCCGTCTGGCGCAGCACTAACACTTTCACCAAATTTAGCTTCAGTGATATCGAATAAATTTTCCGGAGCAGTTATTTCAGTCTGTTGTACTAAATTACTGCTATCTACATTATCTGTATAATGGTACACAGACCCGTTGCCATTTTCTGCTGCACTTACAAACAAATCTAAGTTATCATCAGTTGCACTCATTGAGTTAGTGAATTTGTGTGAATCTCCATCGTCTACAGCAGGATTTGTAATAGTCTGTTGCTCAGTATATACTGGAGTATTTTTATATACACCCCATGTATTAGAACCGTTGCTACTATAGTCGTCTACCCAGACTGTTTGTCCTTCATATACATTTTCTTGTACAATGCTATTAAGCATGGATAAGTTGTCAGCTCTAACTTTACGCAGTTTAATTAATGTAAAGCTTTCTTCAGCAAACTCGATTGCTGTATTGTCTACTGGCAATTCAATTCTAATAGTATTGCCAGAAACAAGATTAATATTGTACATGCCGTTAATACTAAAGTCTTGTGCGCCTTTAATTGCAACAATATCAGTTGCATTTAAGATAGGTGCAGCCCACTTATCTAAAGTGAGTGTAAATAACGGATTATTTGCATCTGAAGTTATTTTATTATCAACTAATGTAGTTACTCTAGCTACACTTTCTGATACTTGATAAACTTGCCAGTCGTCGCTATCAGTGCGAGTCAACCATATATAATCACCTAACGAAAGTTGATTAATATCACCTTGACCTAAGTCTATTGTTGATCCAGCTTTATAAGTTACATCGTCTTCGTGTACATAGCCGCCGCTCATTACATATTCATTAAGTGTAGTAGTAGGAAACGGTTTATGATTATAGTTTTCAGGCTTATCATATGCTTCACTGGGTAATATTCTATAAATTTTATCGTATATTATGTCAGTAGGTATTGTATCAACAAGTTCAATTGATTGTGGAGATTCTTTTATTTTTTCTTCATCAATTATGTACTCAACTTGCTCAATATCATTAGTTGCTCCGTATCGACCAACTTGTATAGCCCAGTCTTCATAAAAATCAATGCTATTATTAATCGCAGTACTTAACGGATCAAATAGTTTAGTAATTGCGTTCTTAGTACCTTTGTCTTGTATAAATCCTTGATAGAATTTATATTGACTAACATCATCGTTAATAATATTAGATAGATAATTACGTTTCTGATAACCAATTAAGTGCTGCGCCATACGCTGTTGTTCGGCGTCAAAGTTATCACTATCCAGGTCATAAAAATCTGCAAATTGATTAATTTTATAATCAAAGTTAGTATACAATTTTGATTCAGGTTTTTCATTTAGTCTATACCAAAGACTGTTATTAAATTCTTTTGATCCAGCAACTGGGCGTAATGCGACATAAAAGAATTGTTTGTATTTTATAAGATCGCCGATGTTATAATCTTTCCACGATACCCATTGTGTTACTTTTGCATCATCGTAAACAAATCCTGGAATATCTAAACTACCGTTCCAGTCATCCGAACGATATCCTAGTACCTTAATTCTTTCTTGTCTATAACCAGTAGATGGTTGATATATTAAATCGTTAAACACTGTTGTATTATCAATAAGAATAACATGTTCTTTCTGAACTAACGGAAGTGCTACGTTGTATAATCCGTTATCTGTATTCTTAGATTGAATTTGGAAAGTATTTTTATCTCTGTATATAGATATATTCTGCTTGTCCAATGGCTGACCGTCTTCTTTTAATACTCCATAATTATAAAAATCATCAAATATATTATCAACTACTGAATATGAAGAATTTAATACAAGATCCTTAGCTCCAGGACTTAAAGATATAGTAGTTCCTGACGCCCATCCTTGTGTTGTCCAGAATAGAAACTCTCTAGCTGCATGATCCCAATTTTCAACATACTGGGTTTCAACATTAAAGAATTCAAATTCAAAACCAATATCTGACAAGTAAGCATTATAACCTAATATAAAGTCTACTATTTCTTGTGAGGAAGATAGTCTTGTACCGTATGGTAATTTTTTAATTACGCTTTTATCAAAAGATCTAGCAAACGTTGCTTGCTTTCCGCCAACAATTGGAAGTTCGCCAAGTGCTGCTAAATTAGTTTTATCAAATGTGTCTCCACTAGTGAAGTTTTTAGTAACCCTAAAGAACTTAAAGTTTTCTTCAAGTATTTGGCCACGAACATATGATTTTCCTGCTCGCCATTGCGTTGTCGATTCGCTTACTCCGCCAACACTTATAACAGGATCTGAAGATGCAGCGTTAGTACTATAATAATTAAAGAACGGATTAGTTTCATCATATCCTATAACACTAAATCCATTCGATGATTTTTCAATAACTATTCCGCTGTATGACAACGTCTTTAGTGGAGAACTAGTGTTTAGGAAGATTTTATAATTTTCATCCGGAACGTATATACTATTTTCTTGTGTAGTAATTGGCGCCCGACTATCCAGAATAAGTTTAAATTTAGTTTTGTCTGTAAAGCCGCCAATTTTAATTCCTAGCTGATTGTTTATACTTGCTAAGTTTGTTTTATAGTCGCTATAAACAGTTAATACATTACTTGCTATAAGATTGTAAATGTAATTAACAACTCCTGAAGTACTTACTCTCGAGTTGTCACTAGTTGTATTTGGTAGTTCAATATCTTTCAATCTTATGTGCTTGTTAGTAGTAGTATATACAAACTGTCCTGCAAGGTTTTTCTTAATTCTAGATTTATCAAATCCTACACTAAGAAATTGTGCTGGCTTATTAAGCATCCAAGACTTTAGCAATGCAAAAGGTTGTTCACTGCTGCGTCTCCAAGCGGTTTCTACAGGACTATGGTCACCGAAAGTAAATCCGTTAGATGCAGATCTAAAAGATACATTTTGTGCATAATTTGATAATACTGGAGATATTAAATTTCCTTGCTCGTCAACTGGGATGTGATTTATTAATCCAGGTCTTACATAATCAGTTAGTACAACTAATGGTTTTTTAGGTTCTTTAACAAATCCGTTTTCGAGATCTTGCCATAAGTTTAAATTATTTTTAGTGTAAGGTGCTGGACCGTATACTTCATTCCACCAATTTGGTTTAATTCTAAATCCAAGTATTTCCCAAGGGTGTGAGTGAGGACGATCTGTATCAAGTAATTCTTTATATACTCCTCTCCAAAATCCTGGAAGTTGGTTACCGTTTACAATACTAGTCATACTTGAATAATTAAATGTAAATGTGTTATTTCTATCGTAGAAATCATTAATAGTATAATCAGTATCAACAAATCTTAACCATTGAATAAAATCTTTTAGTGTTGTACTGTCAACTTGTAGTTTACTATACTCTGTTTTTCTGTGAGTGCCTGGAACAAATTTATCAACGTTTAATAAAGTATTATCGTAGGTGGATTTAATATTATTAAAAATTCTATTTTCAACATCTAATATTAATTCATCACGATAGTCTTTAAACGCTTTAACAAGACTTCCGTCATGTCCTTGTATCATTGCTACGCCAATTGGGTATTCAGGGTTTTCTGAATTGTCTTGTTCACCAAAAGAACCGCCATTAGTAGGAGCGTAAAATATAGTACTAAGACCTTTAAATTGGAGCTTAGTTGAGCTAGAACTAGAGTCTGCTAGTTCAGCTTGATGCTTACTTGTATACACTGGATAAAACCATCCGCGGCGCCTAGCTAACGCATTGAATGTATCAACTTCTCCATAGATCTTAAATGGACCTGCACCATTAACAGTAGTAGTTGAAATATAAGTTGTGTCAATTGTTAGTTCAGGTGCATACTTAGGTAACATTCCTAGTTTTGTCGGAGTTGACGGAACATAACTACCATCAGTAGTTTCGTATTCATAAATTTCAATTGTGTCGCCGACTGATTGATAACTGTCTATTAATACAAATCCTTGATTATCAAATGTATAATCAACTTCATGCGTTAACTGTGTTCCATTTAAATATATTAATACACTTTCTGGAGATAAAGTAGTTAAATTAAAATTATTTGATAATGCATAATATAAAGTACGTACATCTAATACATTGTATTCAATTCTATTTGGTGTGCCTGATGCAAGCATGTCAGAAAAGTAAAACGGTTGGGTTTTAACTTTGTCTTTGTTTAGTTCATACAATACTTTATCAACATGTAATTTTACTGGGCCGTCGAAACCTAAATTAGATGCAATTTCAACAAAGTTTCTTTTGAATCTCGAATACTCATCTCTGCTGTATTCTATTGCTGAAATAATATTATAGTCTTTATTCGTAATATGGTAAAGTGGTAAATTAATAGGACCACTATGTTTTATAAATCGCTTACCGTATGTATCTATGTCGCCTAAATCTCGCATGTTAGTGCTACCTGGATACAATCCAGTAAATTTAGGAAGGTCTTCAATAATTGTGCTAACATGATCAATTACTTCACCTAGTGTAAATTCACTAACGTCATCATTTAACGGATTTCTTTCTAGGTTAATAGGTATTTCATAATGCCCATTTAGATTTTTAGGAGTTGCACTAGTTGTTTTAATTAATACAATATCATCAATAGATAATTCATTGTTAAACCTAACATATGCATTATTAGCTGCATCTGAAACTATAGTATAATCAGTGTTAACAATTTTAAATGTACGATTTACATAAACAAATGTAGACAAGTCTGTTAAAGTTGCAGAGTTATCATATACATTAATTGCAAAATCAGTTAATGAAGTTTCGTCTACTACAAACTGTTGTATTACCTTTTGCATAGATTTAGCAGGAGTACTAGACCACCCATTTTTATAAACAAAGTTATCTTTAGTTGTGTATTGTTTAATAAATGAAGTATCTGTTTTAATTGTTTCTGTGCCGTTAGCAAAAGTATCTGTTAACAAATTAAATTCAAATACTATATCGCCGCTGTTTGCTAAGTTCTTATAACTTAAAGGAAACCCTAATTCAGAATCATTAGTGCCAGTTCCTTGTTTAAAACTAAACAATTTATTTCCGGCATACGCTACTGAACTATAAACAGTAGTGTCATTATAGCTTATACCTTCTGCATCAAACAATTCAAATAATGGTGATTGATTTACTGTTAATTTTTCCTGAGCTAGTACCCACGCATTACCGTGATAATGGAAAGTCTTACCTGCATTAATAGTTCCTTTAGTTACAAATACTGTTTCTAAATCTAAAGGAGTAGTATCAATAGTTTCGATTAAGCTAATCCTAGTGTCATTTTTAATAGTAACAAACTTAACAGTGTAAATTTTACTATTAACTAATGTGTCATTATCATTAGCAAATAACACACGCATATTTGGCGCTAGACTAATTCCATCAACAATATATCCTAGTTGACCTTCAATATTACTAAACACATCAGCAGTAAATGTATCAATCAAGTCAACGTCTTGTTTTGCAAATGATCCAAAGTTGTCTAGTTTTAATCCTGCATCAAATTCAATAATAGGTCTCTTGGCGCGGAATGTTTCGTCAATGTTAACAGGTACATTATTAAATGTAAAACTGTGTGCTAGTACATCTTTATGAAACCATTTATTATACCTAGCCCAAGCATTTTTATCATTACTTGCTCGGTTAACAATTACATAATCCTTTGTTGCAGCATATGCACTTGCATTTGAAAATGGCAGTCTATCGAACTCATCCGAATCATAAGGAATAAAATTATCTTCAGTGTAAGCTGCTGTAATAATTAAATCGTCTTCTTTAATTAATTTAATTTCAGAGCCGACGCCTTCAACATAGTATAATCCAGTTTGGTAGTTAACTGGTATTGTATCTCCGCGGAAGAATAATTTCATTCCGTTTGATAATTCAATACCATTTGCACTTAAATATGTTTTCTTTCCTATAATGTCATTATTAATATTTAACAATGAATTTTCTTCAATATCGTATATTCTAACTTTGCCACTAACATCAACATTGTGTTTACTAATATAAAATAAGTTATCAGGCGCATTATCAGGAATAGTAAATTCTACTACACCTTTGTCAATATAAACATTTGCAACTTCTTCGCCAGCCTCACCTAATTTACGAATACCATCAGGGTATATTGTAGAAACATTATCAGAAGTATCAAAGGTTACTGAACCAGAGTTTGGTAGTACAATATATTCTCCAGCATCAAATTCGGTGCCGTATAATGTTGCATCAAATAGTCCAGGTGATTTAATTCCTTCTCTGCCTGAAACAATAATAGTGTTTCCAGGAGTAAATGATCTTGAGATAGAAAATGCCATTGGATGTCCAGGAGTATCTATTTCAAAACGATATTTCTGTCCTCTGTATAATTTTAAACTAGGATTAGGTGTTTTACCGTCTGGAGAAAATAAGTAAGAAATATCGCCGTCATTATCAACTAATGAAACAGTATACGTACTAACAACATCTCTAGATTGACCGGTTACCGGAACTGGAAGAGGACCTTGTGGTGCCCAGTAATATTCACGGAAGTTAACAAACTTGTCCCAGTTAATGTGAGGAGACCAAGGATAACTATCTTGGCTGTTTAGTACACTATGGTTATCGGTATTAGCTCCAAAATTGGACAGTTGGTTTATATAATCATTGTAATCTTTATAAAAAGTTACATTATCTAAATCATCTTTAATTACAGTGGCAGGCTCTAACTGGTAGTTTTCTCTGTCAGCAGATACATCGCCGACATAGTTGTCGATTGATTTAAATGCCTTTGCTGTTTTTCTTCCATAGTAACTATTAATTTTTTCAGCAACGCCTGGTTGAATTAACTGATCAAGGGTTGATTGTAAAAACTTTTTATTAGCTTCTGTTCTAAAGAAGCGTGGCAATAAATCAGATGCAGATCTTCTATCATCATTTGGAGTTGGAAGAGCTGATTCGTTTTGATTGTTTGTAGCCATGGTGTTTAGTAACCTCCGTTAGCAGCACTTTGTATGCCTGTGGTGCTAGTATTCAATACACTTGTAATTACATTGCCCGAGGCTTGTAAGTTACTTGCTGTAATTTCGTCAATGATTTCAACATCACTAACTTGCGCAGCATTAATAAAAATTTCGTCTGATTCAGATTTTATTTCAAACAGACTTCCGAAAGTTTGACTAGCTTGTTTTGGAACAATTACAATACTAACTAATTCTGGTGATAAGTTATTCATAACATATGCACTAAGCTCTTGGAAATAAAATGTATCTCCAAAATTCCAATATTCTATACTAAAGAATTTATTAATCGAGTCAATAACATTTGCTTTAAGTTCATTATTATTAATAGTTAATCCTGAATTTTTAACTATTTTAAATGTTACTTGTAGATCTTCGCTTGCTTTACTTCCAAATACCATCTTGTACTTAACCGGATGATATACTACTTCGTCGCTTATTGATTTAATCTTTGCAATGTCTGCACCATAGTTACGGAATAACTCATCTGAACTAGGAGGTAATGGTTTAGTAGCACTAGCACCGTTTAAATACTTTCTAAATTCTGTATCATAATTCTTAATTAATAAGTAAGAATCTATAATATTTGACGAGCCTGGGTCAATTCTATAGTTACTATCAGCAACATGAATGTAGTGGAATTTAATACCTGCGCGGCCAATGTTTGCTTTATAATTGCTTGTAATAGCACTAGTGTTAGCAACCTTATCTATTGTTTTAAAAACGCCTTCGGTTACTAAGTAAAATACTTGGCCGTCATTTTCATAACTGCTATATGCTCCTATAGCATCTTCGTTGGCTTTTATAATTATGGTACTGTTAGAATTATCAAAATACTTATAATCTTCAACACCGTCGCTAGTAATATACCGTTGTTGGAATACATACTTTGTCATTGGATTAACAGTTGGAGCAACAAGTTCATTAAACAATTCTGGATCATCTAAAACACCGTCATTATCTCTATCAAAGAATTGAACTTGTATTTTCTTACTGTCAACATACCCGTCGGCGTCTCTATACGCATCTGATATTGACCAAGTATAATCTTTAGTCAACGGATTTAAGCTATCAGGTTTTCTATTAATGTTTAATATTTGTATTTTGTCTTTATTGAGCTGTCCTGTTTTAGGATCATATATTTTATCTGCACTATCAAAGAAGAATCTTACTTCGCCTGCACTTTCGAATACATATCGTAATGCACGGTATGTAATTGTATAAGTTTCGCCGTCTGTCTTAAAATACAACAACCAACTTGAGTCTAAGTTTTGTCCAGATACATCGCCAGTTTTACCCGTACTAAAATCATTAACAGTATTAATATTTTCTGCTGTAATTAGTTTCCACTGACGAGTAGTTTGATCGTATCTTAATGCAAAATCTCTATAAGCAAATACTCGATCAATAATTTGTGCTTTAGTGTCGTCAATTAAAACTCTTGATAACTTTGGTATAACTTCTGTTATCTTTGCATTAAGTGGAATATAGTCGTTAAAAACAATTGGGCCATCACCGGTTGTTTGTAACTGCGTTCCGTCACTGTACACACTTACTATCTTTGTCCATTTATATGTGCTAATGCCTAACAAAGATGCATCAGTTGTATAAGTGCCGTCTTCTTTAAAATACTGCTGTACGCCTGCGCCGTTTAGCGGAGCAGTAAATTTACACATTGCTCCAGGTTCTAACATTCTTAATGTAGATGCAGTATACGTGCCTATTTTAATTTTAACACTATCAGTGTCTATGAAATATCCAGAACTTCTATTAGTTGCAGTTTTAATTAACTGCCAGTTAATATTAAGATCAGATACTAATATCCTATTATACTTTTCTAAGTAAAAATTCATAGTACTAGTAGTAGCAAGTAATGGCTCAACAGTATTATATATTGTACCTTCGATATCACTTTGTGTTGAAAAACTAAAACTTGTTTTATTTGAAAATTCTTCTTTAAACAAAATGCCGTCATCTGCAAATAAGCTAGTATTAGAATACTTTCCACTAGGGTCTTTTAAATCATAATACCGGCTTATGCCACTTGCAATTCTATTTACTGATTTAGTTTTAATAATGTCTTGGCTAATCCCTAAAGGACCAATGTTATAATCTTCAGCTGTAATTAATCTGTTTTGTGTATAATAAGTTGCAGGTGCATTTGTTTTAATATCTTGATCAGATTCTGAAGTGCTACCGTTATTGACAGTATACTTTAGACTTAACCCAAGTGTTAATGTTTCCCTAGTATTGTTTCTGCTTAGATAAGGAATTTCAATATTAATATTATTTAATGCACTAGGATTTATTACAATATTTCTGTTATCACTAGTTCTGTAATATACTTTAAAGTTTCCAGTTGGTAAATTACCAAATACTCCATCACTAAACACAAGATTAATTCTGTCTTCAATGCGTGAAGTAACAGCGTATACATTTCTTACACCTTTAAAAAGACTATTGTAAATAATATTGTTGCCTTCTACTGCATCAAGCTTGTTCCAAAGTGAGCTTTCAAAGCCATTACTATCTGTGCTGTATAACCATACGTCTGAATTATTAATATTAACACTATCAATTGCGATTGTTTGATTCGGAGTTGGATTGTCTACGCCAAAGTTTCCAGTGTCTAGTCTTCCTTGGCGGAAATTCATAAAGAACCCAGTGTTTGTACTACCGGCGCCTTGGCCGCTATCTCTGTATAAAAATGCAGGATTATTTCCAGGCAACGGAGGCTCTTCTACAATACTTCCGTTTTCAATATTAGAACTTACAATTTCAAATCGAGTACTTACGCCTTCTACATTTTTAGTAAACGGAAATATCGGAACATCTGTGTTTACTGCATTGAATCTATAAACATCTGTCGATACACCTGATATTGTTTCTGATGTAACTGGGCGACCAAATGCACCGTTTACCGGAAGTGCAGCATTTATTGTTTTAATAAATTGTTCAAAGTAATTTGTATTAGATCTGTCATTCCAGCGCACGGTAATACCGGCTAAATTTAAGCCAGTACTATCAATAACAGATTCTGTAGTTTTAATAGTATCTATTTTTAATAAGCCGTTTGCTGCTTGATTTCTAGTAACATTGTACGACAACAATCTTGCCAAGCGTAATATTGATTCTCTACGCTCTGCTGTTTCGAGGAAGTTTTCGCGAGCATTTAAATCAATACGGAATGACAAGTTTTGGCCGAGGAATGCAATAAGATCAATCAGTGCTAGGTATTCAGTAGATTCAATATAATCGTTAAAATCTTCTGGGTAATTTTGGCGCAAATAATTAATCATTGTACGACGAAGATTGTCAAAGTCGTAGCTTTGGAAGTCTGCATTACGGAAAGATTGGTATATTGTTTTCCAATCTTCAGTTGCTAAAAGTCTTGATTGCCGGTCCGTGGATGACATGTACGTTTCCTCATTTATATAATATATTTATCCGTTTTGATTAAGTGCTAACTTAATTAACTAATGCCAGAAGCCTGGTCAAAACGGAACAAAAGTTGCTCAGATATGTTATAAGGAAGGTAGGAAATTGTACAGTCTATTGTGATTCCAGACTCATATGTGTCAACTAAAATTGATTCAACACTTACTCTAGGATCAAAGTTTACAATATCTGTAACATTTTTAATAATTGCATCTTTAATGTTATCAGTAAAGGGTTCAAATAGTAAGTCCCATATAATAGTTCCAAAAGTAGGATCTGATAATTTTTCTCCTTGACGGATATGAAAATGATTAATAATATCTTGTTTAATTAGTTCAAAGTCGTAGAGAGCAAACCCTTCGGTATTTTGGTTTACTGTAGAAAATCCTCTGTAGGATCTTCCATTAGTAGCCTGTTGTGGGCCGCTGGATACTGTAACTCTTTTATATAGATTCTTTTCTAAAGTGCTCATACTATATTTACCTTAGTTTACTCTTGATTGCCATATCCGCCGGCATCTACGTCTTGAGATTGACCTTGATGCGGTTGAATAGTTGCTACTGGCATTGGTATTTTTCCATCACGCAGACCATCAACTGCTCCGCCTTCGTTTTTAGCTTTACTAAAGTGCATTGCATCATCAAGTGAGCGCCAGTCGCCGCCCCAGCCTAAGCCGTATTTGCTACATAATGCTCTTACAATATCTACTGGCATATCTGTAATTGGGGCATTAGCAGGTCGCGGTTTGAAGAATCCATTTGGACGGCCGCCCATAACTTGAGCAGGCCAGTTGATATCAATTGCTCCGCCAGAGGCATGTACTGACCAACGTGTACCTGACACTGTTCTACGCTTACTATATCCGCCTAGTTTTTTAATTTCGTATCCAGCTGCTTCTAACTCATCAATAAATCCTTGATAATCTTCTGCAAATACTTCAGCTACTTGAGCAGTTATTCCATTTATACTAGTTCTAATTTCTTTTAGCGGACCGTCGGTGCCATTTGAATTATACACTGGTGCAGTAGTTGTAGTCGAACCACGTGCTGTATCTTGAACAATATAACCGTCGCCTGTTGAGCCAGTAAATGACCCTTGACTATATGCGTTACTAGTTACATAGTTACTAGTTGCAACGCCGTCCATATTTTTTCTAAATGTATCAACAGTAAGTACCCGGTCATTTAAAGGAAGATGTCCTGGCATTTCTCTATCAGTTTCTTCTGGCTTAAATGCGTACGGATTTGCATTTTCATGATGTGGCCACGGTTCGTGTTGCGGTGCTCTTGTTAATATACTTTCAAATTCTACAGCAGTTTGTGCGCCGGGTAAAATGTAAGGAAGTGTAACTAGCTCTAAAGGAACTACTGGCGTTGCTGGTTCAGGATCAGTTGCTGGATTAGAAACTACTGCTTCTAATGCTACTATCGGAACATCACCTTCATTTGATGCAGGATCAGCACTGCCGCCATCATTAAGGCCTATTGCAG